TTTGGATAATCCAAAAGCAAATCAACTAAAGACGTTGATAGATAATGGCATTAAAATTTCGGTTTCTAGTCGTGGAGTAGGTTCTGTAAAGAACGGTGTTGTTGAAAATTTTAAACTTGTAACTTATGATGTAGTAGCTTCACCTTCAGATTATAATGCTTCAATGAATGGATTAGTTGAATCGTATCAATTAAATGAAGGTATTATTGAAGATTTATCTTTTACAATCAACGAGCACGGTGTAATTGTTCCGTTACAAGAATGCAAAAATGAATGCAGTCTTTTTAATAAAGATGAAATTGATTCTGCTATTAATAAGAAATTCAAAGAATTAATTGAAAATTTTAAAAAATTATAAATATAAATAATTAAAAAGGAGATAAAAAAATTATGTCATTAGAAACTTTATTTGAGTCGTTAGACGAAAAAGTTTTTACTCCTGAATTAAAAGAGTCTTTGCAGACTCAATTTAATGAGGCTGTAGAAGCGAAAGCTACAGCGATTGCTGAAGAAAAGATTCAAGAAGAAATTGAATCGTTAAATGAAAAATCTGAGCAACATATTGATTTTCTTGAAGAAAAAGCAGATGAGTATGTTCAGACCAAAGTTGACGAATTGATTGAATCTCTTGATAAATATTTAGATCGCGTAGTTCAAGAATTTGTATCTGAAGCTCAAGGCGCTTTAGACGAATCTGTTAAATCTGAAAAGGCCGATATGATTATTGAGGCATTTGATTCTATGTTAACCGCGGTTGGTGTAGATGTTGCTAAGATTGTTGAAGCTAAAGACGAAACGGAAGCAGAAAGCAAACTTCAAGAAAGTATAGAGAAGTATGATGCGCTTATTGAAGAAAATATTGAGCTTAAAGAAGAAAATGAGACACTGATTAAAATTGGTGTTATTAATGAGATGAAAGAAGGATTATCGATCGTTGAAGGTGAAAAATTCGAAAGACTTGCTAATTTAGTTGATTTTAGTAAAGATAAAAAATATTATGAAAAACTAGAAACAATTAAAGAGTCTGTTAAAGGTGCTGTGGATAAAGAGGATTTAAATGAGTCTGACAAATCTGCACAAGGTTCAAAACCTGCTTGGGCACATTTAGTATAAATAATTAATAAAAAGGAGAATTCAAAAATGGAAGAAATTCAAGCATTACTTGAAAGTTCTAAGTATACTCCACTGACTGCCTCTGAAACCGCAGCAATGAAGCTTATGCTTGAGAACACTGATAAAGAACAACAAAGACTTGTCACAGAGGGAACTCTGTCTGGTGATGTTGCTCAATTTACGCCGATTCTAATGCCTATGGTTAGACGCGTTTATCCTAACCTTATTGCTAATGAATTGGTTGGAACCCAACCGATGAGTATGCCTACTGGTTACGTTTACTCTATGGTTAATCACTACACTGGAACACAAGCAGCTCCGATTGCAACTAGTGCAATTATTCTTGAAGTTGCTGACTTGACTGGTGCTGATGTTGGTGATTCAATTTCCGCAACAACTGACGATACTGTTGTTGATCCTGCTGAAACCGGTACTGGTACTATTAAGTTTGTTGATTCTAATAACGCAGCTGATCTTACAAAAGGTGGCCGAGTTTTAGTTGAAGTATCTGGTGGTTCGTTTAACACTGGTGACGAAGTTAACTATGCTGCTACTGTAGCTCAAAACACTGGTATTGCTATTCTTGGTACTTATAGTAATGAAGCCGCATTTGGTGCAATTCTAAAAGGTTACACTGGACCAGTTTCTACTTCTGCTGCTGAACAGCTAAGTACTGATATGAAAGAAATGGGATTCAGTATTGCTCGTAAGACCGTAACTGCTGTTTCTAGAGCTCTTAAAGGTCAATATTCTGTTGAACTTTACCAAGATCTGAAAGCACAGCATGGTTTACTGGCTGATGAAGAAATCATGAGTTTAATGTCTTATGAAATGCAAGCTGAACTTGATCGCGAAATCGTTCAATTTGTTAACAACAATGCAGCACAACTTGTTGATACTGCTTTCACCACAGATACTACTGACGGTGGCCGTTGGGAAATTGAAAAATATCGCGCACAATCAATTCGTATCAGCAAAGAAGCTGCTCAGATCGGTCTTAACACTAAGCGTGGCCAAGGTAATGTTCTGCTAGTTTCTCCGAAAGTTGCAACTATGCTTGAACAAGTTGGTACTTTCAAAACTGCAGAATCTAATAGCTCTGTAAGTTCACCGATTTCTGGCGGTGTAGCAGGTACTTTCGATGGTCGCTTCAAAGTTATTGTTGATCAATACGCTGTTTCTGACTATGTAACTGTACTTTATAAAGGTGCTGATCGTAGAGATGCTATGGGCTTCTTTGCTCCATATGTTCCTATGAGCTTCACTAAAGTTACGCACGCTGATTCTGGTCAACCAGCAGTAATTGCTAAAACGCGTTATGCACTAGATACTATCCCTGGTATCTCTTCGCCAACTAGCAATGATCGTGCTCAGAAGTACGCTAGAAGTTTTGGTGTTAACTTTACTAATACTGTCCTTGCTGGCTAATTAGTTTAGTTCTAAAACAAAATAGTTTTAAGCCCCAGTTTATCTGGGGCTTTTTTATGTTTATTAAAAAATTTAATTTTATAATAAATGATGAAAAAATTTTACGTTAATCATAGATTATTAAAATACAAATTAAACTTTTTCGATTATTCTAAACTCAGCAATAATCATTATTTTTCTAGAAAGAAAAATCTATTATTATTAAATTATTATTGGAACATTTCATCAAATCTTGAACAAACAATAAAATTTTCAAAAAAATTATCTGGGCCAAGTTGGTTTAAAATTTTAGAAAACTTGAATCTATTAGAGCTAATTTTTAAAAAATATAATACTGGTGATAAACAAGAAATATGGAAAGCTGTAAACAATAAAAGATGTCAAGAATGCGATACTTTTATTGATCCAAGTAAAACTTTTTGTTCTAATAAGTGTTCTAATCTTGCTAAAACAAAAAATCTAAATTTTAATAAAAATCTAAGTTTAAAATTAAAAAAGTTCCATTCTAAACAATCTAAAGAACAAAAAGAAAAAATTAGAAAAAAAATTTCTAATTCTGTTAAATTATTTAATAACAAATTATCAAAATCAGAAAAATCAGAAAAGTATTCTAATAAAAATTTGAATTTAACTGCATATGAAAATTTGCAAACTAGATTTCCGGATTTAAACTTATTGTTTAATAAAGAATATTTTTATAAAAATAAATTTTTACCCGTTTCTTGTAAAATCTGTAGTTTTAGCTGGGAAATAACCAAAACAACTGCTTTAGCAAGAACAGAATGTAAAAAATGTTATCCATCAAAGAAACATAAAACACAATCTTTAATATATAGATATGTAAATTCTTTAGTTAGCGCTAAAGAAAATGTAAAAAATGTTATATCAAACGAATTAGATATTTATTGCAAGAAGAAAAACTTCGCTATTGAATATAATGGTTTATTACCTCATAGCTTTGGTTTTTCTAAAATTTCTTATTATAATAATCTTCAGATAGATTCTACATATCATTTAAGAAAAACCGAAGAAGCTGAAAGTAAAAATATTCAACTGTTTCATATATTTGAGAATGAATTTATAGATAAAAATAAAAGACAAATATGGTTTAGTGTTATTAATTCTAAATTAGGTCTTTCTGAGATAATCTATGCTAGAAAATGTTCTGTACAAGAAATCCATTCTAGCTCTGCTAGAGAATTCTGTTCTAAAAATCATCTACAGGGTTCTTGTAATTCAAGTATTAGAATAGGTCTATTTTATAATAAAGAATTAGTTTCTGTTATGACATTTAGAAAACATAAGAAATATTCTTGGGAAATAGCTAGATTTTGTTCAAAGCTGAATTTAACAGTCACTGGCGGAGCCAGCAAGCTGTTAAAATTCTTTGAACGAAAATATAATCCAGAATCAATTATTAGCTATGCTAATAGAAGATGGTCTAGAGGTGATCTATATGAGAAACTTGAGTTTGAATTTATTCAGAATACAAATCCTAATTATTTCTATTTTAGACCTAATGAGAATATACTTTTCTCAAGAGAACAATTTCAGAAACATAAACTTAAGAACAAGTTAGAATCATTCGATCCTGAACTGACTGAAACACAGAACATGTTTAATTCTGGGTTCAGAAAAATATATGATTCAGGAAATAAAAAATACGTGAAACGCTATCATATATAAATAGTTATATGATAAGTCCTTCTGTACAAACTACTGAAATATTAAACCCTAAACAGCATTATTTTCCTGGAATTTCGCAAGAGATTGCTTTATTTGTTGGATGTTTTGAGCGTGGCCCAATTAATGTTCCACTTTATATTACTAATGTTGATGAGTTTAAATTTTTATTCGGTAGAGGTATAAACGAATATAGAAACGATTGGTATCAAGTTTATAATTTTCTACAAT